TATTTAGAAAAGAAAATGAGCTATTCTGTCGATAGGGATAATACATCAGTATATTCCGCTGGAAATGATTACGGTCTCGTCAACACCGTTCCCGATTACAAAACTCTGGGAAACTACTATTCTACCCCAAACTGTCCCTACATGTCTCAACCGGGATCGTGTCTGGTGAAGCCTGTGTACATAACACCGACATTCGGAGGTGCCGGGTACCAAGAGCTCATGCACAATGTCCCATCCAAAATGTTGTCCGACTCGAATTACTTTAATCTCGCCAACGCCTACCCCGCCTTCCCGTACCGTCCGTGCATGCGACCTATAAATTCATAGATATGAATTCACTGTAGCCTGATAGACCGTAGACGGTCACAAATACAATTTATTTTATATTGGTGTAAATTGTATTCATGTGGCGTACGGTAACGTATTCTTTGTAAAAATTGAATGCACACCAAAAACATTTTATTTCCCTTTTAGACCATTTATCATCACAACACAAAATGGTATATTTATGCGATTCTCAATTATACCGTGAAGCAAATATTACAGAAAGAGAGTTTCTATCCACATTCGGACAATCTCCTTATCTTACGTTGCATGTAAAGACAGTCCAATGTCTTTGGTCTTTTTTACATATCTGTGAATATTTCATGATTGATCGACCACCTTTTGACGATGTAGAACCCTATAAGAAGTTATTATGTACTATTGAATATTCAAGTGTCCCTGAACATTTAAGAAATATCTTTTCTCATTTATGTGTTGCATTTCACGGAGATCTCGCAACTGTACTGAAAAAGGGTAATGGATATGTTATTGAATGGGTTCATCAACATCGGATCCCATTTGAACCGCGTTGGTATACATGGATGATCACGGGATCTGTGACTGACACTATTGAAAAGATGGATATGCTGTATCACCTTGGAATTGACCCTCCAAGTTGTTCTTTGGAAGTAGCGTTACACAAAAAAGAGCTACGAATTATTGACTGGTTATTACATCATAAGGTACCACTCATTTCGTATCATGTTTCTGTCGCTATTCGACAAGATTTCCCCCTGGACTTTATAGAGACATTAATCGTACACTATCACTGTCCTGTTCATTCTTATTCTGTTGCGTCTGCATGTTCCTACGGACGGCTCGATATTGTGAAATGGTGGCATAGACACAATCTTCCCTTCTGTACGTATGCACCGGCGTGGGCTGCATTATTTGGAAAGAGTGTCATTTTACGTTTTCTTGTTGAAAAAAATAAACCCCTGGATCGTGCATGGACCCGTAAAAATGCTCATAAATCCAAAAATAGTGAAACGATCCATTTGGCGTCTGTGATTTGAATATCTATTCACTAAAGCCGGATTTATGTATCGCCAATTTCCCGATGCTACGTCCCATAAAACTCGATTCATTTCTCAAACCCAAATGAATTTGTGTATACCGTCATCGCCATAAATTAATTTATTTTTATTTTAATTTATTGAAAGAAATCGCTATTTCAAATAGCGATTTCTTTCAATACCTTCAAATTAAGCATAATTAACTTGTACAACGATCCCACTTAAGTGGAGTGCTTATCTATTTATAAATAAATTAATTTATGGCGAATACAGTAGTAGATGCGATAAATAGGCAAATTGTCCTTTCTTCAATTAAAGGCATTAAAAAGAAATTAACTTGTACAAAACGATGATCCTGTAAGATCATCCAAGCCATGGAAAGAACAGTGTTCTAAATTGTTCTACGCACATTCTAAATTATTTCACATTGACCTGAAGTTCATATTAGATATATAATTATATCTAATCAATTCTTTCCAAGACGTGGGATAGTCGTTTTGTCAGGATGCTAACCAGGTGATGACGGCCCATTACTTCGTTTGTTTTGAATTGTGTCTACGGTATGAAGTAATTTATAATCACTATAAAAAACTGGTCAAGCCGTGATCTTCAAGGATATCAAGATAATTTTTATGACTGATCAGCCCGGAAACTTAATGAACTGGCGCCAAGTCTGTTAGACAGGGGTCTCAATCCACTATGAGTTGAAAAGGTAGCAGTACCTATGTCATACGGAACATCATTCCCGCCACTTCCATAATTAATATACCATCCAACATAGTCACAATTTGATTTTTTTAATTTGAAAAGACGTCCCTCGTATAAAAAATTTTTGTTGCATAATTCCTCAACAACATTCACTTGAGGTACTACAAATTCGAAGGTCCATGCAACATTGTTATAATCATCTCCACTACATTTCGCAATGGCGTAACCTTTGTTCGGATCACAAAAATTATTTGAATTATCACAACGCCCTTTATTACTATTGAATTGAAGAATATGATCGATCGGAGGATAAAAATCTGAGATAGACAGAGCAGAGAATGGATGACCCATATTATCGTCATTAAAGTACATTATACGATCGTCTGAAGTGATGATACGATCCTGGTGTAACATATTACAGCATCCATCAGCTACACGGATAAATCCACCATAAAAAGGGGTGCCATCATAAGGTGTGCCACTTTTACTGGGCGTAAGCAATGATCCGTGATAGTTTACGACTTCGATACTATCGTCTACCCAAAATCGAAATGTTTGAGATGAAGCACTTGTTATAAATTTTTTTGTTGCAAAATCTAGCATATCATTATAAATTGAGGTTGTCTGGTCTTCAGTGAAACACATGTACCTATCGATGGTTGAATTGCCGTCCCAAATTGTCCTTCCGCTACAACCATTTACTGATTGGAAATAGTCATTGACAGATCCGAAAACAATTCTCGGATCGTAGTTATCCATATTTATCTTCAGAATATAAAATGCTTTTGGAGGCGCCATTGTCGGTGATACTTTTGGAGGCGCCATTGTCGGTGATACTTTTGGAGGCGCCATTGTCGGTGATACTTTTGGAGGCGCCGTTGTCGGTGATACTTTCGGAGGCGCCGTCAGAGGCGATGACGAGACCCTTATCGGTAACACTTTTGAAGATAATGTTTTTTGTTGACGAGTGTTTGCAATAAAACTAATCGTGATGATAAAAATCACAATAATAAAAATAATAATTGACAAACTTATTTTGATAAACATTTATATGAACAAAAATTTTTTTTTTCACAATGAAATACCGTTGATCAAAAGTATCAATATGATACCGTAGAATTGATGGCTATTCACTAAACCGGATTAATCTACCGTCATCGCCATAAGTTAATTTGTTTTTAATTTAATTTATTGTCCCTAATGGCTATTGAAAATAGCCATTAGGGACAATGCCTTCAATTGAAGGACAATTAACTCATAGGCGGATAATGACGGACCGATATTGCAATAAATTAATTTGTGAACAAATTAATTTATTGCATCTACGGTATCTGGTCAATTTTCCGATGCTCCGTCCCTCGTATGTACGGTATTCATAAATAAACACGTTGGCAACTTACATCTACGAGACACAAATCACCAACTTTCTGCTGTTGTCGCATGATTGTTATTCTCGTCATCGCTCTCGTTATCATCATCGCTTTCTACTTTCAACGGTTCATCTTGAAAGAAAGGAACCTCGGGGTCGTCAAGCGTTTCGGGGAGACAGTATTGAAATTTATACTGCTTACACATCTGAATATCCATTCGTCGCAACGAACGAACAGAGCCATCATGTTCTTGTCGCCCGATAACTTTTCGTGTACTTTTATCGAAAACCAGATTGGAGCAGATGTGAACATACCTCCCCCATGAATTTTTTTGTATCACAATAAAAGGTGTACGCGGTTCAGTCGCCTTATATGTAAGAGGACGCATCTCGAGACCTAAGAGCCGAACCGCGAGATCGTGTTTTGTGCCCTTACATGATAATTTTTTTTCGAGGCACATTTTTGTGAGATCTGGTTTTGTTTTCTTTCGCAGAAACATTTGAAGTTTCTGCACATCGTCCTTGTTCATATCTGATTTTTAGGTACACTTTCTTTCTTTAAAAGATTTTTTTTTCATTTTTCGTACGGTAGGTACTTGCTTTTGACCATAACAACCTGGCAGTCATTGACGATAGAACCATCCTTCATTCGATTTGTAACGCCACCGCAATAAACCAAACCATGACGATATAAAAATTCGTCATACAAATGGGTCTGAATAATTATCATTATACCGGTTGTAATGAAATTTCCACAGGTCTTTTGACCCGAACCGGAAATCTGACGGGACGTGTTTGGCCTTGTACCAAAACAGGCAATCCTCGAGATTGTTCGATGTTGTCGCGTTGTGGATGTACAGTGCCGTATAGTTGTCAGTGATCTGGTCCATGATGTGGCAGAACATTGTAAAGTCCGGGATGATCCCCGCGTAGTTCTCCCACAGTGATTTCCTGTTCCGGAGGTTTGTCTCACGGAGGATAAAGACCCCGTCGATATTTGTTCGGATGACCGGTTTGATGTCCATACAGTACTGCAACGACAAGATGAACCACATCTTCCAGTGCCTCCCGTTTTTGTACAATCCCTGGAACAAGGGTTTATTGAACAACTTTGGGTCATCGGTGCAGTCATCTAATAACAAAACCGCCCAGGGATTTGACAGATGTTTTTTTGCAATCTTTTGTCGCGTCACAAAATCTTCAATCTTTTTTTCTTGGAGTTTGTTGTACACAAACGTCGATGGAACGAGTTTTTTGTAATGACCATTACTGTCTTCGGTCCCCGACATGATGAACGCAACCGGAAAGATATGACGCTTTTCATAGAGCAACGACGTGATCAGCGTCGTGTTATGTGTGATGGTCCCATCCTCGAGACAGAACCTCCCATTACCCGTGATCTCAAAACCAAAGTATTCATCATCCTCCGCATATTTTGTGATTGTTATCGGGTACGGCGACGTCGACAACCTTTTCATCCCCCCGTAGTTTCTTAAAATATTTTCTTGGTCGTCAAAAGCCTGGCGACACTGTATCTCCATCTGCGTTCCCAGATGAAATGATTGCAGGCACAGTATGTGTTCCGAATTGACAATGTAATCGGTTCCAACAGATTGCCGGACCTGGAACATCTTGTCTCGGCCCTGTGTCA